TAAGGAAAGCGTTCTTTAAAACCCAGGTGCCGATTAGGCCACCTTGGCCGNTTAGTTCTTCAATAACCACATTGCCAAGAGCGCCGACTGAGTCAGCCTTGTTAACGGTGCCAGGAGCCTGGGCCGTATTAAAGAAAACGTCTTCTTGAACGTCTGGCTTCAAATAGCCTGACTGAATAAGAGCATCATATAGAATCTTGTTTCCGTCTGGGTTTACGGCATTAACGATTGTTGCGTCAATTGTCTGCCANTCAACGGTGCCAGGATAGTAGTAGGTGTTCCCCAAAAACTTGTGGGGNGTTTCAGNAANANNGTATGACGGCTTTGTTACCNTCTTNGCAAGGTACTGCTGATATGAATATTCTCCATCTGATGAAACCAAATTGGGAAGAGTAAGCAAAAAGCGATGTTGTCTTCTTGGTTCTGATAAAGCGCTTGTCCAAAATGGCATTAGTTAATTCTCCTGTGTCCTAACTTAAGTAGTGAGCAATTTGAAAACCGCTCACACCTTGATTGATTTTTAATCATCGAACGAGGCTCCCGTTCTTGTAATGTTGAAATCGACGGCAATGTATTCTATTGCTCTTGCGGGCTTCAAGAAGATCTTGGCATACAAGATGTTTCTATCGATCAGTTCGGGCGTTGTCGTGGTCTCGTCCAATACGACCTTGTAATCAGTAAGGCCGAAGTTGGTCTTGACGTTCGCCAAGAAGGGATCAACCTGTGCCTTAAACCTTAACCAAGTCTGGTGGACGTTGGGCTCAAATAGAATCCCCGCCGCAATTTGCGANATGCGCTTCTTGACGAAGATCATCAGCCGGCGCACGTTAATGCGGTCCAAGGCAGACGGCGTGACCTGAAGTGTCTTCTGGCCGAAGATTACAATTCCTTCAGCCGGGAACTTCGCAATCGGGTTGATGTTNGCGGCATACAGGTCATCGCGGTCGACTCGTCGCAATTGGTGGGCCACATCCACAACCGGGATTCCTGCTGAACCCTCGGTGAGGCCGCCGCGATTGAATCCTGCGGGGGCAAACCAAACTTGCGTCTTACGCTGCGAGCTTGAGAAAGTTCCCAGAGCCGCAACAGACGGCGGTAACCAGATAAAAGAACCGTTGATGGTGTCTCGTGCACGAACCCAGGGGTAGTAAGCGCAACCGTAGGAGGAGTTCAGTCCTCTGGAACGTAGCGCATTGACCAGTGTGGTAATCGTTGAAGACAAGTTCAATCGATTAACACTAGTGCTTTCTTCTCTTGGTTGGAAGGCGTCCGGCAAATCAATAACAGCCAGGGCATCGGCACGGTCTTCACAGACGCGGACCAAGTTGGTGGTCAAACCTTCTTGGGTAAGGGCCGGAATGGCAGCCATGTTCATCTGGACGACCTCCGGGTCGGCTACCGAGTCAATTGCTCTACGAATTGAGAAGAATTCATAACTATTAGTGTCGGTAGCAGTTGAAGCGATGTTCCTGTTCGCGAACGCATCCATCTCCTTAATATCGACCCCGTCAAATCCGCCGTAAAGCGGGACTGTGAATCGATCATAGCCTTGGTCAAGGACGCCACTCACAGCACCATTAACAGCCGTCAATGACGTGCCATCAGAATAGGCGCTTTGTAGCCAGACGCCCGAACCAGATACGTCATCAAGCGAGAAGGTTGTTGATAGTTCTCTCACACCAGAGGAGGCGCCGGCGAACATATTTCCGACGATGCCGCCGCGGGGACGAAGCATATCAATGGTAGAGCGGTCAAATACAGTGCCCCCCGTTGTCTTCGTGGTCTGTAAGCCAAAGTAGGCATCCGTTGGGTTGCTTAGATTTCCATCAGAAGCAGAAACGCGCAGTTCTGGTGCTGGGTAAAGGACTTTGGCCGTGGCGCCTGCGGACCCACTAAATACGAAGAGCCCCACGGATTGAACATCAACAGCCGCAGGCAAGGTTGGAACAGAGCCCGTAAGCCAGTTACCACTTGTTGCAAGGGCAGCGGCTTCCTCATCATCGTATTTAACGATTCCGTTAAAACCAAAAGGCAACAGTGTGGGGTTTGTAAGCCCCGCGTCAACATCAGAATTCATTTCAAGTCGGATATAACTGGAGTTGTTGGGCCAGTCGCCATATTCTCGGTAACGCCTTTCTGATTCTGTCCAAGAAGTATACTTGTTACCAATCTTCCGGGCAACGTAGTTGGTTGAATCGGGGTTCAAATCGCAATTATTAAATTGTTCAACCACCTTAACAACATTATCGCTGTCGCCCAAGTGACGAACCACAACAGTAAATGTGCCGTAATCGGTTGAGTCGTTGGTAGAGCGTTTGATGTCTTGAATTGAAACCTTAATGTTGCGGTTTGTCCAATCGCCCGGCTCATTCAGGGCGTGAACTGTGAACAAGCTCTTTGCACCATCTCCCAAATTACAACTAATGACTGCCGGGCTTTGAGCCGATTGGAGACCGGCCCTAAAGGCAGAACCACTTAGCGCGGCATCGCCGTAAAGTCTGACGACCGAGGCCATCGTAATATCTTTAGTAATATTAGATTTCAGGTGACGATCGAATGTCTCTCCCAAGAAATAATTAACTACATTAGAACTATCGGTAACACCGCTATTAGTAAGCTGCGGATTAGTATTAAATACCTTACGAATATATCTTGAATCATTCTCATTAAAGTTAAATGTAGTCGTGAGATTGGACGAACCATCATAATTCGTAATAATCATCTTAAACTGATAGTTCACACCACCCAGTTCCTGAACCACAACTCCGGGGCCCGCGACATTGGTAGACGTAGTGGTAATGGCAGTCGCTGAAGCAGATACAATACTTCCAGACATTTGGAACCCAACGCCGGCGGCACCATAG